GTGCAACAAATGCTACCAACTGACGCTATCAATAGACTCTACAATATCGCAGACGTAACGGCTTTGATTAGTTCTAACGAAGGTTGGGGACTATCGTTAACTGAATCTATGATGACTGGTAGAATGATTATTGGAAACGTAACCGGGGGAATGCAAGACCAGATGAGATTTGAAGATGAAAATGGTAAGTGGGTAGATCTAACCAAAGATTTTCCTTCTAACCATTACGGCAGATATAGAAAGTCTGGTAAATGGGCAATTCCAGTGTTTCCTAACAATTTAAGTATAGTTGGATCTATACCAACACCATACATTTTTGATGATCGTTGCGATTTTAGAGATGTCGCTAAAGCCATAGAAGAGGTATATAACCTAACGCCAGAAGAAAGATACGAAAGAGGCATGGCTGGTAGAGAGTGGGTTACTTCTAATGAATCTATGATGAGTGCAAAAAATATGTGTAGTAATGTTGTTTCTTCTATAGAAAAAACCTTCGATAAGTGGAAGCCAAAAGAAAGATTCGAATTGATTAAGATACAAAAATTACCAAGAAAAAGTATAAAACACAAGTTGGTGTATTAAAACAAAAGTGTATAAAAGTATATTTTTGTTATAGTTCTACATATTTATTAATATATGAAACAAGAGAAAAAAGTCATACCGATAGACGAAAAGTTGCACACAGATCTGAAGATCTATTGCAAAGAGAACGGATATGTCATTAAGTCTCTCGTTGAAAAATTAATAAAACAAGAATTAAATAAAAATGGCAATAGTATATCAACACATAAGAAAGATTGATGGAGTAGTTTTTTATATTGGAATTGGAAAAATAGAAAAAAGAGCATATTCTAAAAATAGTAGATCTAAATTTTGGAGACGTTATACAGCAAAAACCGAATATTTGGTTATGATTACACATAAAGATATTTGTTGGGAAGAAGCATGTTCAATAGAGAAGTATCTTATATCTTTTTATGGAAGACGAGATCTTGGATTGGGTACTTTAGTTAATGTGACAGACGGCGGAGAAGGCATATCTAACCCTTCTGAAGACATTAGAAAACGCATATCTCAAACTAGCAAAGGTAGAAATAACCGTAAAGGCAAAAAGCACTCCGAAGAAACAAAGAAACGTATCTCTGAAGCGCATAAAGATAAGAAACACTCAGAAGAAACCAAAAAAATAATATCTAAAATACATAAAGATAAGAGTGTTAGCGCAGAGACAAGAAAAAAACAATCAGAAGCACATAAAGGCAAAAAACACTCTGAAGAAACAAAAATAAAATTAAAAAAAGCTTGGGAAATAAAAAAACAAAAAAACAATAATAATATATGAAACCCTTATGCGTAATTAGTTGTCCTATAGACACACATTCAGGCTATGGCGCTCGAGCAAGAGACGTAGTAAAAGCGTTGTATGAATTAAAGAACGAAGAGTGGGAAATAAAAATTCTGTCTCAACGTTGGGGAGCTACAGAGTGGGGATATATCAAACAACATGAATCCGAATGGGGATTCTTAAATAGCCTTCTCTTACCCAACAACCAATTAACACGACAACCAGATTATTGGTTTCAAGTTACTGTGCCTAACGAGTTTCAACCCGTTGGTAAATTAATGAGCGTAGGAGTAACAGCTGGGATTGAGACGACAATTTGTCACGCTGGTTGGGTAGACGGAGTTAACAGAATGAATTTGACATTGGTGTCTTCAGAGCACGCCAAGCAAGTGTTTCAAAGTTCTCAATTTGAAGAAAGAGATCAACAAGGCAATGTTAGAAGACAGATTAAACTGGAGAAACCTATTGAGGTGCTTTTTGAAGGTGTTGATCTAAATAAGTTCTTTTACGTAGAACCAAAAGATTTACCTAAAAATGATTTGATAACATCTTTAGATGAAATAAAAGAAGAGTTTTGTTATTTATTCGTTGGACATTGGTTGCAAGGAGATCTTGGTGAAGACAGAAAAAATGTTTCGGGCTTAATTAAAATTTTCTTAGAGACTTTTAAGTATAGAAAGAAGAAACCTGCTTTGATATTAAAAACAACAAAAGTTGCGAATAGTATCATTGACAGAGAGGAAATACTAGAAAAAATAGATGAAATAAGAAAATACGTTGGAGGAAACGATTTACCCAATATTTACTTCCTTCATGGAGACATTTCTGAAGAGGAAATCAACTACATGTACAATCACCCAAAAGTAAAGTCGATGGTGTATTTGGGTCATGGAGAGGGATATGGTCGACCGTTGTTAGAATTCTGTACCGCTAAAAAGCCAATCATAGCTTCAGGCTGGTCAGGACATGTTGATTTTTTAAATTCAGAATTTACTGTGCTTTTACCAGGTATTCTTCAAAATCTTCATCGATCTGCAGTTGTAGAAAACATGCTGTTAGCAGAATCACAATGGTTTAAAGTAGATCAACAAGCTGCTAAAAAAGCTTTAGAAGACGTGTACGAAAACTATAGCAAATATACAGATAATGCTAAAAGACAAAGTCACTACGCAAAAACAAACTTTTCATTAGATAAAATGAAAGAAAAACTTGAAGGTTTTCTAAGCAGTTTTCCAAAACCGGTAGAACTCAAGTTACCTACACTAAAAAAGATACAACTCCCTCAACTTAAAAAAGTTTAACAGTATGACAAGTAGAGAATATATAATATGGCTTAGAGGTTTCGTAACAGCATGCAATTCATATCTGCCCACTCCTGCACAATGGGACGAACTTATAGAAACCCTAAACGAGGTTGATATAACTGCTAAAAAAAGTAGTATATTTGATTCAGAGAAGAAAAGCATATTTGACTTAGGAACAGTTAATATGCCTAAAGACTATTGGACAACAAACAACGATAACAAAGAAAAACAATTATTGAATGACTAATCCAAATAACGATAATTTGATAGATTGCCCACTTTGCGGAGAAAAAGCTGGTTGTTATTCTATAAAGATAAACGAATATCACAACACGTATCTATGTTTAGGATGCGGATACCAGACTAACGATCTTATGAAAGATGGAGAATTTGACTTTGAAGGTTACGAAGAACAACTGCCTGAATTGTATAAAGACATGAAAAGACTGGATGCTGAAGGCAGAGTTTGGTACCCTTCTGTAGTAAATATTCAAGAGCGTGGTACAGTTTTCATGAACGGTTCTAGTAAAGAAAACGCAAGGTGGTCCGCTATAAAGAATGTTCTTTTAACCGAAGAAGAAAAGCAAAAACCCGTGTTTAAAGGAAAAACGCATAAGTCTGATGCCAGCAGTTTAACAGATTTCGGAAATGATTACCTTAGCGCTCTTGAGTATGTGGGGATTGAATTTTAATTACGCTATATGAAAACAATATCTTATGCCATAACGTGCCATAACGAACTGAATGAGCTCAGGAGATTGCTTGACCAACTGCTTCTATGCATTAGATACGAGGACGAGATAATTGTGCAACAAGATACTCCAGGAGACGAAAGTCAAGAATACAAATCTACCCAAAAGCTATTAGAGTTCTACGAAAAAGAACATAAAGGTGTCATAAAAGTGATAAAGCACTCTTTATCCGGTGATTTTGCTCAGTTCAAAAATAACATAAAAAATCACTGCACAAAGAACTATATCTTTTTTTTAGATGCAGATGAAACAGTTTCAGAAAATTTACTCGAGTATTTACCTTCTATATTAGAGGAAAATGAAATAGATTTAATAGTAGTTCCTAGGGCTAACACAGTAAAAGGAATCACACAAGAGCACATTATAAAATGGGGTTGGAGATTAGAAAGCGGACTAATAAACTGGCCAGATTTCCAAGGTAGGATAGTAAAGAACAAAGAGGCTATAAAATGGCAAGGTAAAGTACACGAAAAAATAGTCGGTTTTGAAACTATAACTCAATTACCCATAGATAATTTAGATTGGTGTTTACATCACGATAAAGACATAATAACGCAAGAAAAACAAAATCAGTTATATAGCACTATATGAAAAAAAATCAAGAAACATACCAAGATTACGAAGGTGTATACCCTGAGTCAAAAACCAATGAGTGTTTATTTAATTGGGTATTTCACTACAATCCAATGAATAATCTTTGGAATGCCATACACAGAGACAAATATAATCAGTATTGGGATAATACTGAAGATAACAGCATCATAAAAAGTACGCAAATATCTACACTCGTAGATTTAATTGTTAAAATGAATAATTCTGATTTAGATTTAAACAGTCTATAAAAAAAGAAAATGGTTACAGAAAAACAAATACTTGAATTAGTTGCAGAGTACATAAAACAAAAACACTCTGATAAAACTTGGAAAGCTGGTCAAGATTGGGTTCAATACGCTGGTCCGTACTTTGATTCTCAAGAGTACGTAGCTGCTGTTAAAAGCTTATTAACTGAATGGTTGGTATTGGGTGCAGAAGCAAATAAGTTCGAAACAAAGTTTCCAAGAAAGTTCGGTAAAGATTACGGTTTACTAGCTAATTCAGGCTCAAGTGCTAATCTTCTTATGATGTTGGCTTTAACTTCAAAAAGAGGCTTAAATCTACCCAAAGGCACAAAGGTAATTACACCTATAGCTGGATTCCCAACCACAATCAACCCTATACTTCAAGTTGGGTTTACACCGCTATTCGTAGATATTGAATTAGACACACTAAACCTCGATCTGGATCACGTAGAAAAGATCTGTGAAGAAAATCCAGATGCAAAGGTCATAACTTTTGCCCATGTTTTGGGAAATCCGCCCAACATGAAGAGGCTTATGGAGATTGTAGAAAAGCATCAGCTAATTTTACTAGAAGACTGTTGCGATGCTTTAGGATCTTATTATGAAGGAAAACCCTTAGGATCTTTTGGAGAATTAGCAAGTTGTTCCTTCTATCCAGCTCACCACATCACAATGGCCGAAGGCGGATTCGTAGCATGTAAAGATCAAAATACAGAAAGGATTATACGTAGTTTTAGAGAATGGGGAAGAGGGTGTTACTGTATCGGTAAACAAAACCTATTGGAAAAAGGATCTTGTGGGTGTAGATTCAATAATTGGCTACCCTCTTTACCAAACGATTTATTTGATCACAAGTATGTTTACGAAGAGATCGGTTATAACTTAAAGCCCATAGAACTACAAGCTGCCATGGGTTTGGTTCAGATGGATAAGTTAGAAGAGATTGGACAGAAGCGTAGAGAGAACTATAAAAACCTGTTCAAAGCATTTAAGAAGTACGAACAGTTTTTTCATTTGCACGAAGCACAGCCTGGAGCAGATGTAGATTGGTTTGCATTTCCAATAACTCTGAGAGACGATGCGCCTTTCAAAAGGTCAGACATATGTCAGTTCTTTGAAGCTAATAAAATACAGACACGACCTTACTTTGCTGGAAACATAATGCTACAACCCGCTTATCAAGGTCTTATGGACCCTAAAGAAGTTGTTGAAAACTTTCCAATAGCTAGAAAAGTTACAACAGATACATTCTTTTTAGGAACGAGTCCTGTTATAAATAAAGAGAAAACAGATTACATTGAAACGATATTAGACAAGTTTGTGTCTCAACTATGAAAATAGCTTTTGTAACTGAAATGGGATTTGAAGGTAAAGTGCCTTCTAATCATTCAAACATGAGAACCGAGTTCGCTTGGATGTTTGCGCTTAACGCAGACCACAGGTATTTGGGGTATTATCAAGAGATTAAAGGATACGATCATGTTTTAGTGATATTCCCAAAAGGGGAAGTATATCTTAATGCTGTAGGCGGAAAGTTAGTAGATAAACAAAATCCAATAAGTGCTATTTTACAATCCAACTTTATAGAGATATTAAAATCTAACAATAAGAAAGTTCACTATGTTCAAGAGGGCCCACACTGGTTATTCGACGATTATGAATTAGCAGATCAGATAGCTTTTTACAATATGCTTTTAGAGTGCGATTCCATATTTGCACATAATGAATCAGACATAGCCTACTATAAAGGTTTGTTTTCTCATGATAAATCCGTGAATGTACTACCTTCATTAATGATTCACGACACAATCAAGAATATCAATCCAACAAAAGAAGACAAAGTAATAATAGGAGGAAACTTTGCTAGATGGTACGGTGGATTCGAAAGTTATATAGTAGCACAAGAATTTGAATTGCCAATTTGGGGTCAAACTTCCCACGCAACTAGGGACGGAGAGAGTCAATTAGTAAATCTGCTCCCAAGAGTGATGTGGACTGACTGGATGACGCAATTAAGTTCTTTTAAATATGCAGTACACCTGATGCCTACAGCAGCAGCAGGTACGTTCGGGTTAAACTGTGCGTACTTTGGTATACCATGCATAGGAAACGAAGAGGTAGATACACAGAGATTATGCCACCCAGATTTAGCTGTAAATGTCAACGATGTACAAAAAGCTAGATCTTTGGCAAATAAATTAAAACAAGACAGTGCATTCTATGAGTACTGTTCTAATTTAGCTAGAACTAACTATGAAAGACACTATAGTTTAGAACATTTTAATAACAGACTTAAAGATATATTATATGAATAACAAACACGTATTGGTAATTACCGGTTGTGACGAAGCAATGCACTCCGTGCTAGATCTTACGATACCTTCTAAATTAAGGTATACTCAAAAACACGGATACGATTTTAATGTGCTTAGATCCTTTAGATCATTTCCAGATATAGGAGTAGATAGTAAAAACCCGATTGGTTTAGGATTTGCTCGTACCATACACGCATTTCAAATGCTAGAGCACTACGACGTAGTCATGTGGATTGATGGAGATTCTGTTATAACAAACGATAATTTTACAATAGATGATTTTATAAATGATGAACATACCATATATTTTTCTTATGATTGGCCAGTAGCTATGGACGGTAGTACTGGTCATGTTGGATTCAGTGCCGGTAATTTTATAATAAAATCAACAGAACACGTTCAAGAGTTGTATAGTACGTTTATAGAATATAGTAAACACTTCTTAAATGATCATGGTGCTGATCAAACGTGTTTAAATGTAATACACAATAACACCCCACTTAGAAGACATTATGGACTATTAGAACACAAATACTTAAACGCAGTACCCGAGTTTATAACAAGAACTAGCGTATGGCAAGCAGATCCGAATAGAACTGGCCCAAATAGACGATTCAGTATACCTTCTCCATGGAATAAAGATTGCTTTCTTGCTCACTTAACTGGATGTAACACTGCTGACAGAATAGATTTACTGCAAAACGAGTTTAAAGATTATTTGTAATATGAAACAAAATAAGTTCAAAATAATAATTGCATCTTATAACAACGAAGATTGGGCGTATTACAATATAGCTAGTGTGCTTAATCAAACTTATAAAAATTTTAGTGTAGTTTATGTAGACGACTGCTCTACAGACAACACAAATTCAATAGTTTCTGATCTTATAAAAAATGATAATAGGTTTAATCTCATAAGAAATGAAATAAATCTTGGAGCTGATGGAGGAGCGATATATAATTACGTTAGGTTTTACGAATCACTAGAAGACGATGAAATATGCGTATCTATGTGTGGAGATGATTGGTTAATAGATGAACACGTGTTAGAAAATTTAAACAACTACTACAATAAACACGATGTTTGGATGACATACGGAGAGTTTTATGTATATGATGGATCGGAAAATGTTACAAAAGCTAATCCACAAAACACACCATATCCAGACTTTGTGCATCAGTTTAAACTATATAGGAGAGATGTGTGGAGAGCTAGTCACTTACTAACTTTTAGAGGATTTTTACCAAAAAGTATAGATCTTAATGACATAAAATCAACATACAATAACAAGTGGTTCTATCATGCGCCAGATTTAGCGGTTGCTTATCCCTGTTTAGAAATGTGTCCAAAAGAAAAGATAGGCGTTGTTGATTTTCCAACCTACGTTTGGAACGCAAGCGAACAGTGTCAAATAAGAACTAGGCACAGAGAGTCTGAAGATAACATGAAATATGAAATTGAAATCAGAAACAAAAAACACTACAAAGAAGGCCTAACTGGAGAAAAATTACCTCAGATAAACGCTATTGGTGGAAGTAGAGAAAATAACGACATACCAAAAGACTTTACCTACGTATATAATCTTCACGAAGGAGAGTTTGATGCGGTAATAATCCCAGATATGGAGATTATTAAGTATGTCGAAGGGCAAATAAGCATAGATAAGAAGTGTCCGGTGATAGCTGACATACACGAGCCTCCATACTTGTTCGAACAACAGAGAGTTTACGATATTGTATACAAAAATTATAAGATGTTTGATCGTATACTCACTTATGACGAAATACTGCTGACATTACCAAATGCAGTATTTAGAAATGGAGGATACGAGTGTGTGTTAAACAAAAGCGTACATACGAGAGAATATCCTACACTTTCAGACACAAGTCTATATTCAATATATGATAAAAGTAAAGGCGTATCTATAATAAGTTCAAACAAAACTTTTACAGAAGGTCACAGATTTCGAGTTTCTTGTGTTGAGTTAATATTAGCAAACGATTCTACTGTAGATGTGTATGGAATGGGCTATAACCCAATAAATGGAAAATTAATTGGTTTAAAAGATTATAAGTATTCTATTGCTATAGAAAATGGTATATATAAAAACTATTTTACTGAAAAGATATTGGATTGCTTTTTAACAGGCACTATTCCAATCTATAGAGGATGTACAAACATTTCAGATTTTTTTAATGAAAAAGGAATAATTACTTTTGATACGCATGAAGAGCTTTTAGAAGTATTAAAAACAATAAGAAACAGAGGTTATGATATAGACAAAACAATTATAGAGGAGAACTACGAATTGGCTTTAAAATATAGATACGATAATGATAAGATATATAATAAATACATAAAAGACTTAATATGAAAAAAATAGTATATGTTACAGGTTGTTTGGGTTTCATCGGATCTTACGTAACGAGGAAGTGTTTAGAGCTTGGTTGGTACGTTAAAGGCGTTGATAAAATAACTTACGCTGCGAATAGAGATTTGCTAACTGAATTTAAGAAAAACAAAAACTTTTCTTTTGTGCATTGTGATATAAATGAATTAACGTTTCTTTACGATTGCGATTACATAATAAACACAGCGGCTGAAACGCACGTAGGAAATTCAATAATGAGCAGCTTAGAGTTTGTGAAATCAAACATAGATGGTGTACACAATCTTCTCGAGTTAATAAAAAACTATAGAAGCGAAAACGGAAAAAAACCTGTATTGATACACTTTAGCACTGACGAAGTTTACGGAGACATAGAAAGTGGCGATCACTACGAAACAGACATACTAAAACCCAGTAACCCGTATTCGGCTACAAAAGCGGCAGCTGACATGCTGGTTATGGCTTGGGGAAGAACTCATAACATTCCTTATATTATTGTTAGACCCACAAATAATTACGGAATGGGTCAATATGTTGAGAAACTAATACCAAAAGCAATAAAGTTTTTGAATATAGGTAGAAAAATACCTTTACATAATAACGGAGAACCCTATAGAAATTGGTTACACGCTGAAGATACTGCTGCTGCCGTAATTACGTTAATCGAAAGGGGAAAAGTTGGAGAGATATATAACGTGGCCGGCGGGTTTGAGCAAAAGAACATGGATACTGTGGTAAAAATTATAGAAGAGTTTGAACAAATGAAACTAGATGAAAGTTACTATACAAAGTACATCGACTTTTCTTGTAATAGACCAGGACAAGACATAAGATACGCATTAAATGATGATAAACTCAGATCTTTAGGTTGGTCACCCAAAAAACAATTTGATACAGAATTAAAAGATATTGTAAATTACTATAAGAACAAATTCGTATGGTAAAAGTTAGTGATCTAATAGCACATTTTCTAATACAAAGGGATATAAGAGTGGTCTTTGGAATAATAGGGTCTGCTAACTCCCACATATTTGACTCTATATCAAATCTAGGCGGGGATTTTATAAAACTCGTGTATGTTCATCACGAACAGGCCGCAGTCATGGCTGCTGGCTCTTATTATAGAGCAACTGGAAATTTGTCTGCTGCTATAGTTACAGCTGGAGCAGGATCTGCCAATGCGATAACTGGAGTCATTAGTAATTGGGCAGATTCCATTCCCTGCTTAGTAATATCTGGACAAGAATCTACTAAGTATATAAAAGAACACGCAGATCTTAGAATGATGGGTACTCAAGGCTTTGATGTGGTTGATATGGTAAAAAAAGTGACGAAGTATGCTAAGACTGTTTTAGACAAGAACGATATACTAAAAGATCTTAATGAAGCGTACAGCACCGCTTTAAATGATAGACATGGACCTGCTTGGATAGATGTGCCTTTCGACGTTCAAAGTGCGACAGTCAACGAATCCGAACTAACTGTATTTAAAGAACCAAAACCAGATTTAGCAGCTGTAAGCGTTGGAGAATTGCTAGATTTATTAAAAACTGCCAAGAGGCCCGTGATATTGGGAGGATATGGAATAAAAGCATCAAAAAGCCAAAAGGTATTTGATGATTTAGTAAGATCATACAAAATGCCAGTACTCCTGTCTTGGTCGGCTATAGACGTGTTGTCTCATGATCATCCTTACAACTTCGGAACACCAGGTCTTTACGGACAGAGAAGAGCAAACTTCATACTACAGAATTGTGATCTATTAATAGTACTCGGAAGTAGATTGGCTTTACCCCAAACTGGGTACAACATAGATAACTTTGCTCCAAATGCAAAGATAGTTATGGTGAACAATGATGAGAATGAATTAAACAAACACCCAATTAGATACAATGTAAAGATTCATACCGACGTAAAACACATAATTACATATCTTCTACAAGAACACAGTTACAACAACGATATTTCCGAGTGGTATGATAGGTGCGTAAAATACAATTCAGACTTTCCAATAATAGAAGACACACACAAAGAGGACGACAAAGAGTTTGATAATTCATACGTCTTGATCAACAGATTGTCTGACTTGATGCACAAAGATGATATATTAGTCATCGGCCAAGGAACTCCGTTACCTTGCGCTCATCAAGCTTTCAAGATAAAAGAGAATCAAATAGCTTTTGCATCAAACGGTTTGGGAGAAATGGGACACGGGTTGCCATCTGCAGTAGGCGCAGCTTTAAGCGGAAAGAAAGCAGTATTGTTAGACGGAGACGGAAGCATGATGATGAATCTACAAGAACTACAAACGGTGGTCGGATATAACCTTCCAATAAAAATAGTAGTATTCAACAACGAAGGCTATCTATTCATTAAGCATACACAAAAAATGCTTTTTAACGGTAGGTATACGGGAGTAGATCCAAATACTGGCGTTACGTTACCCAGTTTTGAGAAAATAGCAACAGCTTTTGGCATACCGTACTTCGATTCAAAGTCGTCATCTTTAGAGGATTTTTTCAATCAAGACGGCTACGCTATCTACGAGTGTCACATGAATCCAGAACAGGATTTAGTGCCAAAAGTTAAAGGAGTTCCAGTAGCAGACGCAATACTTGCGCCACCTTTGGAAGAGATGTCTCCACTTCTGTCAATAGAGCAGATAGAATCAAATATGATAACCGTTAATGAACTTTCTTACAAACTAAGATGATAGATTTAACACTACAAACCATACCATCTCCCCTAATATCAGAGCTACTTACTTACTCTACTTTAGACGGAGTGTTGATAGACACAGAGCACGGACATTTCAACAATGAAACTCTTTACTCGTGCATACAGGTAATTACGTTGAGTGGTAAGAAGTGCTTTGTAAGATTTACTGATCTAAATAAGCAGTTGGTAAGAATGTGCTTAGACGCTGGAATAGACGGCGTTGTGTTTTCTACAGTAAACGATGAGTCTTACGCCAAAGAAATAATAGAATACTGCAATTATCCAATTAAAGGAGGAAATAGAGGAATAGGATTGGTGAGAGAAAACGGATGGGGCAAACACAAGCTGGGTAGCAATAAACCTACAATAATAATACAAGTAGAAACATCACAAGCAATAAATAATTTAGATAAATTATTAGAGCTAGCTTCAAAAGTAGATTATTATTTGATAGGTCCTTACGATATATCTTCGAGTTTATTGAAACCCGGTGAATTTGAAGATGATAATTTCGTAAATAAAATGGACTTGATTTATAAATGTGTTCCAATACATAAATTAGGTTTATTTTTACCAACCAAACAAGATATAGAAAGGTTTAGAAAACAAAAAAAAGATAGACCCAATTTATTAATTTGGGGAATGGATACAGATTTTATTTTACAATCATTAAAAGATATAGAAAATGGTAATTGATCTTAAACAGAGCTTAGATAACCTGGGTAAAAATTGGGGTGTCATAGGTATGAAACAATCTTTCGAAGACGAAGGAGTTTTATTAAATGATGTTGTTGCATTTAAAAGAGTAACAGAGATATGCGGACTACAATCTTTCGTGAAGATAGGTGGATGCGAAGCCAAGAGCGATTTGTACAATTGTATAAGAATGGGAATAAACGGCGTAATCGCGCCTATGGTAGAAACACCATTCGCCTTAGATAAGTTTATAACTATGATGAAAGACTATCCGAATAGAGCAGATTCTTATGTAGTTATAGAAAGTAAGACGTCTTATGAAAACATAGATAGCATATTAGAAAATGGTCACGGTCATTTGAAAGGCATAATCGTAGGTAGATCAGACTTTTCTAAGTCCTACAATCTAAATAAGTCAGAAGTAGATAGCAGCTTTATTTATGATAAGGTTGAAGACATACTAACAAAGGCTAAAAAATACAATTATGTTACTACTATGGGAGGAAACGTATCTACAAGGAGTACCAAATTTGTAAAAGACGTTTTCGCAAAAGGCTTGTTAGATAGAATAGAAACAAGAAATGTTGTAGTTGGTTTAAACAAATCAAATATAGTTAATATAGACAATAATATACAAAAAGCTCTTGACTTTGAGATAGAGTGGTTACAGTATAAGTTATCTATATCTTCAAAGCTAAGCGCAGATTACTCAGAAAGAATAGGCTTATTAAAAAATAGAAAATAAAATGCAAGAAAGGTATAGTACACTTCAGAGACTCCTGAATCAAGAGAAATGTTTTAAGCTTATTTGTGGAGCAGGAAACGAAGATAAGCATCACGTTAAAAAATTGGCTTTCGTTTACACTTTAGCGGGTGCAAAGGTATTAGACGTATCAGCTAATGTTGAAGTAGTTAAATACGCTGGTCAAGGTATAGACATGGCATTTCAATATGCAAGCAAACTTGGTATTACCTTAACAACAAGACCATTCATCATGGTTAGCATAGGAATGCCTGGAGATCATCACGTTAGAAAGTCTTATATAAACCCCAACACGTGTGTATCGTGTGGCCTGTGCGCTCCTGTGTGTCCCACAAACGCTATACCGTTTGGATTTGAAAAGAATTTAGAACACTATATAAATCTTGGAGGTAGCTACGAAGTAGAAGATCCTAGTAAAGAGATAGTGATAAAAGATCTTTGTATAGGTTGCGGAAAATGTAGCAACATATGCCCCAAAGACGACATCATATCATATCGACATAACGAAAGACAGTTAAGAGAATTGCTACCTTTGTGTATGGAAGCAGGAGCAGAGACTTTTGAATTACATGCTGCAGTTGGTGAGGAAGAAATTACTTTAAAGGAGTGGGAATTAATAAACGAAATAAACCCAAATAATTTTAACTCTATGTGTTTAGATAGATTGAATTTGGGAAATTTAAACTTGGAACATAGAATAGAAAACGCAAAGAGAATATCTAATAACAAAATTATAATTCAGGCAGACGGTTATCCAATGAGTGGAGGAGCAGACGATTATAACACGACACTGCAAGCGATATCAACAGCAGACGTCATAAATAAAAAATTCAATATCAGACTAGATAAAAAATCAGTGAAAAAGGATGGAGATAAAGTTATTACAAATAAAGTATATAGGGCTCATGGACATCATCAAGGCGTGTATATAGTTTTATCAGGTGGTACAAATTCGCACAGTAAGAAACTATCTGAACTTGTAGGTGTTAGATGCAATGGTATAGCTATCGGTACTTTTGCGAGAAACATTATAGAAAAGTATATAGACGAAGAGAACTTTTATGAGGATGATAATTTAATAAAAAGCGCTTATCAAATAGCAAAAAATTTAGTAACAGAAAACATAGGAGAAATACATGAATAAAATATATAAAATTGCAGTAGACTTTGACGGTACGCTGTGTGAATACGCTTTTCCAAAAATAGGAGAGCAGAATGAACAACACAAACAGTTAATGAAAATTCTAATAGATCTAAGAAAAGCTGGGCACAAGTTAATACTGTGGACAAACAGAGGCGACAACGAACAATACCCTGTTTTAACGGAGGCAATACAATGGTGTAAAGAAAAAGGGTTAGAGTTTGATGCAGTCAACCAGAATTTACCCGATCAAATTAAGTTATCAGGACCGAGTCCAAAAATAATGGCTGATTATTATATAGATGACAGAGCTTTACAGTTCAGCGATATAGAAACACAATCAAATACTATAAAAACGCTGCTCAATCTATGAATGTAATTGTTACTGGTGGGAATGGATTTTTAGGATCAAATGTAGTTAGGCGGTTTTTAAAAGATAATCATAGCATTCTTGTGTTTTCTAAAAACTGTAACAATATAACAGATGTATTGGATAGAGTACAATATATAAAATCAGATAATGATGATTTGATATTACACAAGGAATCAATAAGAGCTTTTAAACCGCATATTGTAATACACTGTGGATGGTTTGGTGGAAACAGTCATGCAGATATTAACGATCCGGGACAATTTTATCATAATTTACCTTCGAGCATAAAATTAATAGAAATTATAAATGAATTGGAAAGTAAACCTATGTTTGTTGGTTTTGGAAGTTTCGCAGAAAATGGAAAAATAAATTATCCCATAAGCGAAGAAGATTTAGAAAATCCAACTAATTTATATGGACTTTCAAAATTAACTTTTAAGAATTATAGTAAAATGCTTTGTGAAGCGTATGGAATAGCTTGGATTTGGATAAAACCATGTTACATATACGGACCAAACGATGTTAAAACTAGACTTATACCGAGATTGGTTAGTAAGTTTATAAAAAATGAAGAAGTAATTTTAGACGAGTGTAAATCGACGGTAGATTATCTATACATCGATGATTTTGCAAATTATGTTTACCAACTAATAACAACAAACAGGCTAGGAGTTTATCACCTTTGTTCAGGAAATCAATATAAGATAAGAGAAATAATAGAGCTGATTAAAAAGTTAACTAATAGCAACAGTAAATTAGTTTTTGATGAAAATAAGAACAGAGACTCCACATTTGATTATGTGTGTGGAAATAACAAGAAACTAAAAAACGCTTTAGATATAAAAAATAATGTAGATTTGGTTGAAGGATTAACAAAAACTATAAATTATGAAAGATCTAGTTATAATAAAGGATAACAAATGGGTGTGGCCAAAGAATGATGTAACTAGTTGGCCGGGTCAAAATGATAGTATAGATTTAGTAGATTATGTTTTACCGCATGTCAAAAATAAAAACGTTATGGTACAAGCGGGAGGTAATTGCGGATTCATACTAAGTCAATTTGTATCTCACTTTAAAGCTGTGTACACCTTTGAGCCAGACCCGGTTAATTTTTACTGTTTGAATCAAAATGTAACTTCTCCTAATGTTATAAAGATGCAAGCTTGCGTAGGCAATAGCAAAAAAACTGTACAAACGCAACAATTGATTAGAGAAGATAAACCAATAGATACAGGAGGTGTTCATATTTCCGGACAAGGTTACACGCCCACTGTTAGAATAGATGATCTTAATTTACCAGCGTGCGATTTAATACAATACGATGTAGAAGGTTATGAATTAGAAGCTTTATTAGGCACAGTAGAAACTATAAAAAAATATAAACCAACCGTGTGTTTAGAGTTTTGTGAAAAGTGGTTGAATAGATACGATGCTAATACGGAGAATGTACTTAATTTTATGAAAGATTTGGGATACGTAGAAGTATCTAGCGTACGCGTTGATAAGATTTTTGTACATAAAGAAAATTTATAAAATGAGCAAAAAGATAACATTTGCTACTAATACTGGGCCAAATACTTTAGAATACACAAAGCTGCTATTAAAGTCTCTAAGAGACAATTTAGACAATAAAGAACATGAAATTCTAGTTTTTATAGATTCAGACAACGATGGCACTTTAGACTATTTAAAATCCATTAAAAAAGATTTTCACGATTTAAAGATCGTTACTCACAAAGTTAAACCAGTAGTCGGACCAGAAAGAAACTGCAATTTAATAGTAGAACTCGCTAAATATGACATAGTTAGTTATCTACAAAGCGATATGATTGTATCAAAACATTATGATACAAATGTACTAAATAGTTTAGAAGAAAATACCATAATGAGTTCTACAAGAATAGAACCACCCCTCCATGGGCAATCTGATAAAACGTTTACCGCTAATTTTGGTTTGACTCCCGAAGAGTTCAATATGCAAGACTTTTTACTATATTCAGAAAAAGTAAAGTCAAATAAAAGCATAGACTATTTCTTTGCTCCTTATACTTTTCATAAAGATACATGGAACAAAATGGGAGGATATGACACGTTGTTCAGAAGATCAAGGTGCGATTCAGATTTGGTACAAAGATGTATGCAATTAGGAATAAAATTGAAACAAACCTTTGCATCTAACGTATACCACTTCACTTGTGTATCTTCAAGAGGAAAAAATTGGTTCGATTCAGAAAATAAAGAAGCTCAAACTAGAGTCGCAATGCAAAATAAAGCAGACATGGTAGAGCTCAGAAGATTCGTTAGAAAATGGGGATCTTTTAATCACGGAGAATCTAAACTATCTAAGTATGATATAGATCTATTAATAGACTCCGAACACGATTTACTTCTAGACTTAGCTATTAATTTAGAACCGTATTTTAGTAGAATTTATTTAATTAAACCTGAACTATTAGATAAAGTTAAAAATAGACAAGAAATTATATCAGAACATAGCTACTCAAATATACTTTATGGATTTTCAAATGAAGATTGGGAAGTATCTAAAAAATTCTATAATCAAACGGACTACAATAAAATATATAAATTAGCAGACAGTAAAAATAACTATAACGCATGTTTGTATGTACATTCAACAGAAAATTTAGAGTATATCTACCAAAACATACAGCATTTACACAAGTTAATAGATCAAGTGGAGGAATTCGGTGATTACGAATTTGGATCAGCGGTGCTTTCTATAAAAAACAAAGCATTGATACGAAACGATTTGCGCGTCAACAACCCAGAATTTGACATGAGTCTATTAACAATCGAGTAAATTAATATATTTATAAGAAAAACAATAACAAATGCCCGTTAAACCACAATATCCGATAACAATAGCTGGAAAAAATCTAGTGCTTCAATTCGATATATCAGACGCACCAACAAAACTAGGCGTGAATATGCAATTCGTTAGCAAAGAGGGATTTGCAGATGAAAGAGATAAACAAGATCTCGCAAATAAACTTAGCGTAGTATTACAGAAGAAGTTTGGCGGCGCAGGAATAGCTATAGACTACAACGAAAGAAACCCATATAAAAATGTAATAAGCTACATAGTTCCATTGAGCGCTATATCTAGCATTATGATGGGTATGTTAAAGGGACAATAATAACAATAAATCAAGAGTTATGCCAAAGCAAAGAAGGATCAGAGCAATAATAGATCACGTAGAGTCCTACTCTTACTCAGAGCTCATCTCCTCAGAACAACTGAAAGAGCTCGTATATAAAGAAACGCCTGCCGCCATCGAAGAGGCCATAAAGCACAAGAGCCAATACGCTACAATATTCGAAATAAATAATAGCGGACACTTCGTCGAAATACACAAAAAAGATTGGGTAGGTGCACTAAATTCTTGTATAACTGAATTGGTTACTAAGGAAGACTACAAAGAGTGTGCAAGATTGAACGAATTGATACAAAAAATACAATCAAAACAAAAACCAAAAGGCAATGGAACAGTATAACCAACTAAGGGTGGCTGTAGACTCCATACTGAATGTGAGTTCTTCCATCAAGAGGAAAAAAAGGACAGACGCAGAGAAGAAAATGGAAATGTTCCGCCAAGTTATAAACACTCTTGAAGAGATACAAGCGAGATCTTTCATAGCTTCTTACGAATTGAATTTGGATATGAATAACTACGACGAGAAGTTTTTGGAAGTGATAGATGCTTTATTATACATGAATTACGGAAAGGATTGCTACGAACTTATATCGTTTTATTTATTCGAAAGAATTAACCCCGAAGACGGCACAGTTAATCCAGTAACTATAGAGGATAGCGGAGAACAAGTATACTTAAACGATCCTTACGACCTTTACAATCTAATGAAGAGAATAAACACCTCGATAGAATGAGTGAAGAAAAGTATTTTGAAAACCAAGTAGGAAATTGGGTATATAAAGGCTACGAAATCACAGAAGAAGAGATTCGTAGAGCGATGGCAAATACAACGTCAAACCAGAAAGCCGCTGACTTTTTGGAAGTAACTTATCCAACATATAAGAAGTACGCTAAAGCATACAAAGATCTAGAAACTGGTAAAAGTCTCTTTGAAATACACAAGAACCAAGCCATGAAAGGCGTATTAGGCAGATCTTGGGTTGGCGGTAAACAAAGGATGAACTGGGAAAACATACTCAGAGAGGGACAGAAGGCAACTCCAGAGAGATTGACTAAGCTAAAGAAGAGTTTATTAGAGTACAACAAGCTTGAAGAGAAGTGTTATCGTTGCGAGTTTCAAACAAAGCGAGTAGAAGACGCAAAGGTACCTTTGATGATGAACTTTAAGAACGGAGATAAATCCGATTGGAGAATACAGAACATAGAATATGTTTGTTATAACTGCGCCTTCCTGCACTGTTTGGATTTCTTTGAAGACTCGGTTGTTGAGAAAGTAGAAACAATAGCTATGATAGCAGAACAAGGTAAAAAAGAAAAGAAAGAGTTTTACCAGCTAGACGACTTCTACGTTAGTCACATTAAAAAATTGGGTATGGAAGTTGATCACCTAAATAAAGAGAGCGTAGAAAAGGCCGACAAGAATTTAAAACCCACCGAAGACTTCTCAGACTTTGTAGATTACATATAGGGAATTTCACTAGAAACTTAAATTTTATAGTATCCCAAGGATTTAGTATATTTACATTTCATCAAAATTAAGGTTATGTATTATTCCATACTCGGAATGGAGCCCATAGTGGCTTTCTTTTTATTGCACCCAATTCTAATTTTTTTAATGGTTTTTATCTTTGGTATTTCAAGGATAAAAAAGCTAGAGAGATTTAAAACTTCTTTAGAAAAAGCAAACGTATTAATTTTACTGCTATACGTAGCATTTCACCTATTTTGTTTTTGCGTAATATTCTTGAGTATTTTTGTGAGTAGCATATCAACAACTTTTTGGTTGGTATTTTACTTAAAATTCTTGATAGCGATGGGATTATTCGCAGGTTTTGCGTGCGTAGTAGGTATATTTTTAATGCCATTTGGCTTATTTGCAATTACACTAAACTCTATAAAAAACTTAATAAAATCATGACAAGTAAAACAAAAAAACAATTCATCGAATTCGTTAAAGCTGAATGTAAGAAATACGGAATCAAGTGCGATCTAAGGCCAGTGAAATATCTGAGATTATCCGGAAATATCAAGTGTTCAGGTTATTTTGATGAGACAAATAAAATACTAGCGTGTGCCACAAAAGCTAAGGATTGGTTTCATATATTGGTTCACGAATACGCGCATTTAACTCAGTGGGTGGATAATTGCGAACCTTGGAAGTTGGTATCTGATAACTATTCTATTGATTTCGTTGATCGCTGGTTGAATGGTCGCTATGTAAGAGAGCCAGAAAAACACATAAACTTAGTAAGAGATCTCGAACTGGATAACGAAAAGCGCACTGTAAAACTGATTAAGAAGTTTGGACTCGGAGACCACAAAGACTATACTAAGAAAGCAAATGCTTATTTGCTATTCTATAACTACATGAAATTGACTAGACGGTGGTCTTCTCCAAAAAATTCTCCGTATAGAAGTAAAATAGTAATATCAGTAATGTCAGACGGGTTTAGAATGAATTATGATAAATTAAGCAAGAGAGTACATGCAGCATTTGAAAAAGCTAAGATATGAAACTAAACAAAGGACACGCTAAACGAATATTCGATTGGTGTAAACAAAAATATGGTAGATCAAAATACGCAAAAACATACCCATTTCTATGTGTAAAGAAATTTAAAGACTACGACGAAGAAGGACTTGATGGTTACTACGAGCCTTTAGAGAATTGTTTGTACATCAACAGCGATATATTATTTAACCAAGATTTAGAATACCTCGTTGAAACTATCATAGAGGAATACCTACATTACACGCAATCTGATCATCAATATCAAAAGCTTGCAGAGGTACACAATTACGATGATCATCCCTTTGAAATACAAGCAAAAAGGATCTCTCGTACCGATAAAAAAATCTGCATCAAATATTTAAAATTGTTATATAAAAACTTCGTTTAACACATACAGCTTATATTTATACACAGATAATAAGTTGTATATAAAAACAAAAAATATGCTAATCGATACTCTTGACGAAATAGCAGAAGCATATAAAATACCTGACAAGAAACATAGCTTGCTTCATGTAAATTCTAGAGAGTATTGGATAAATTTAGTTGCATCAGTTATAGATTCGGGGATAGTAAAGCCAAATAAAAAAATAATTCACCATTTGGCAAAAAATTGGGAAACTATATTATGTAACAAAATTAGCTTATTGAACTAATGAACAACACGGCATTTGTATCTACAGAATTTTTACAGTATGGCATTTTAGGAGTTGTAGCTCTTCTTTTGGGTTACTTTGCATACAGCCAATGGCAAAGACTAGAAAAGAAAAATCAAGATCTTGAGAAAAAAGTAGATAGACTACAGGATGAGATGCTTGAATTAATGAGCGAAGAACGCGATAGGATGGCAAGTTTAGTTCAGGACAATACAAAAGCCATTCAAGAGCTATCCAGAATCATATTGGAGTATATAGCAAGGCCTAACCATTAATAGCGGTATAATTCACCCAAAGCTCACCACCAGTCCCAAATCTACGAGGATTGGTATATATTAGTCAAAAAAACACGCTCCCAATGAGCTCCCAAACAGCTCCGGGTGCAAGTGGTTGATAACCAATGCGTTATTAACAGGTTGAAAACCAATCAGTTGTAAATTCTTGATTGGAAACCAATAGACTATTTTTACCAAAATTTTAAAGTATCAAAAGCTTTTCGTAATTTTACATTTCATCACTGACAAAACAGCGAAAATATATAGTTATGCAAAAAAGTAAATTATCCTACGGGCAAATGTATTATGCGAAATTAAAAGCTAAAGAATTGGGTATTACCGTAGACCAATATCTGGCTAATAAAGGTAAACGTGGAATGACAATTAAGAAAAGCACTAAAGTAGCCAAAGCCGAGGAAGTATCTTTGGATAAGGTGGTTAGATTGAGTGATTTGAATGTTAGCGATAGCATGTTGAAGTGTAATTCTACAGGCCTGATTGTAGATACAATATACTCTCACGAAGGCGGTATACCGGTTGGTACAAATATTATGTGTACCGGTGACCCAGGTGTGGGTAAGACTACGCTGTTGCTTCACACATTGGCAAATTTACAGAAGAAGAACCCGCATTTGAAGTGCCTTTTTGTCTGCGCAGAAATGTCAAAAATACAGATGTTCAAATACATGCGCAGATTCCCGGTGTTTGGCGAAGTTACTACGGTCTTTTCTTCAGACTACATGAACTATAACTTCAAAGACGTTATGGAAAAGCTCATGAACGAAGGCTACGATTATGTACTTGTGGATTCGATAGTTGAAGTTTTGGAATCTGTAAAAGAAGATAACGGCATGTCTCAAGTGACTGCTGAAAAGTGGTTGATAGACCTTTGCGTAAAGAACAACGAAGCAAACAATAAAAGAAAGGCTTATACAACTTTTATGCTTGTGCAACAGGTGACCAAGAACGGGGTGTTTGTCGGTAGCAATAAGCTTAAACATATTACGGACGCACACATGGAAATGAAACGCGAGTCTGAAAGGGACGGAGGAGCAACGTATATCATGTTCTCTAAAAATAGGAACGGTCAAGCGGGTATTCGATTCAATTATCAACTTTCAAACAACGAGATCGATTACGGTACATTGGTTACCGAAGACGAAAGCGAACCAAGATCTTTTGCTTTGGAAAACGGTTCGAACCAATAACATTTATTTTTAAGTTTAAGAATTGTTTAATACATTTATATATGGAAAAAGTATTAGTTTTAGGTGACACGCACGGAAGATCTTTTTGGAAACTTGCCGTTAACATAGAAAATCCCGATAAAGTTATATTCATCGGAGATTACTTTGACTCGTTTCAAATAAACACCGAAACCCAGGTTAATAACTTCTTAGACATTATTGAATTTAAAAAAACAAGCGGCATTGAAACTATACTACTCATAGGCAATCACGATCACCATTATTTTCCTGAAATTGGATACACTGGTACATCGGGTTACCAACAGGTAGGTAAGTTTCAAATCGAACCAGTTATCGACGCTAATCGAGAGCATCTACAAATCGCATACTCGTTTAGGAATTACTTATTCACCCACGCTGGAGTTAGTACCGTATTCATGGATAACATATTTGGAAAAGGAGGATGGTCGGTGGACAACGTATCAGTAGACCTTAACGAATTATTCAGATATAAACCGCACGCATTTGAATTTACTGGTTGGGACCCATACGGTAACGACGATAAGCAGACACCTATATGGATTCGACCAACTGCGTTGATGAGAGCAAACAAAAAGAGCGAATTAAAGAAGCAATACATTCAGATATTCGGTCACACACAAAACGATGGTATAAGCTTCAATCATATTAAGAAAGCTGCCGGTGGTAAGTATATCAACGTAGATTGTTTGGAAACCAGTGGAGAATATCTTATAATAGAAGGAGACAAAATAAGCAAAGGATCTATTAGATAAAAATAAAAACAAACAGTTATGAACACAACAACAAAAAAACAAGAAAAAAAGGAAATCATCAAATTGGGAATATACTTCGCGATTTGGGTATTGTTAACGGTAGCGTTGTATCACATTGTAACACGATAAGATATGATTAAATGGATATACAGACCGAGCGGCAACTGCCCAGTACAAGCAGAAGGTCATTTCATGGGTAAATACTTTTACTTCAGAAGTAGATGGAGTACAGCATCAATAGAGTTCGCTGACTCTGAAACAGAGTGGGAAAAGAATAACATCATAAAGCGATACATACTATTTGAAGATAAAAAGAAAATTGGGGCTGGTTGGATGCCTAAGTGGATGGCGTACTTGTGCATATATAAAGGAGTTATCATGTATTTATTCAAATTTAAAGGAGTACAATTAAAATAAAAGAGTTATGAAAATAGATAAAAAAAGCAAATTTTATTTTCCAAAGCCGTTTAAAGAAAGAGCTATAGACTTTTTCAAATCGATGCTATTTTGGAAAGGTAGAAAGAAAGGAATAATTCACACTATGAACATTACGTGGGACCATGTAAGAGCAGTGTTTTTTCCTAAAAACTTTCATGAAAAGTATCATTATTTAGGATCTATACCATGGAAAGAAGATCATAGCATGTTTAAAGCATTAGAGCCACTAATTATTTTTATGGATCACAAAGCAAAACCGTGGTGGTGTCCGAGATGGTTTCTTAGGTTCTTACATTTGTTTGGAAACGACAATAGTATTGTAAGAGTTAGAAATAGAACACTTGCCAATCTCAGTGATAAGTTAACCAAAGGAATTATGATGGTTGACTATAAAACTAAATGGGAATGGTATGATCTTAGAATTAGCATCTACGGTGACAAGCAAATGAACTGGTTAGCTGATGCCATAGAAGACAAATTCTACCAAGATGGTAGGAGACAAGATCTACTCGACAAACTTAAAGAATTAAACCCAAGCAAAGACTACGGTCTTTATGGTTTATCATCCTTACAAGATGAAGTGGATGAATTGTTGGATAAAAAATAATCTTATGGTATACACAATCCTACGCGCATTGATAATTTTACCAGCCGTAATTATTTCAGTAATTTCGATAGGTGAGATATTCGCTATGAGTTACCCAAATTCAAAGTTCACCAAGTGGTGGAGACAAAACATATTATACAACGAACCCAATAAATAAAAGTTATGGTAAGAAAAAAGTACGACATGATTAATGAGGTGCTTGCTCACTTCGATTTTGATAAAGTAAAACAAACGATGGATGCTTTGGATTGGACGTGGAGAGGTAGCAAAGAAACCCCAACCACACAAGAATTAAAAGAGGCGGCTGAAAGGCTTTTGAACAATGCAATAGACCAAGTGCTGTCTCCAAAAAATGAAGAAAGGCATGAAGTTGGATGGATAGCTGCAACAGGCGGGTTCAAAGCAATGGCGTGGAAAACAAAGAAAGGTAAACTAGCAAGAGTACAACTCGAGTTTATTGTATCCGAGTGGGATGCTGAAAATGAATAACGTATGACACCAAAAGAAAAAGCAAGCAAACTGTACACAGACGCATACACAAGATGGTGTTATGAATTGTCACACGATAAGAATGTTACAATAGCTAAAGATATTTGTTCGTATATCTGTAGGGAAGTGTTAGGTGATATGGGTGCGGATAGAGGATACGAGTTTTGGAGTGAAGTAAAAACAATAATAGAAAAATCTAATCATAACGAATTATATGGAAAATAAAAAACAAACACCACCCTACGTCTCCGATGATTTCCAAATAGGGCCTCATGGTGCTTATGAACATACAGAAGAATTAGATCAATTCTATTATCACGAAATGCTAGATCGATTAGCATTAATTAACGACATGATAGAGAACTATCTAATCTCTCATCCAGTCTCTGAGCAACACAGCAATCTCAGAGACACAATTGAGAACGCTCAAGATGCTTTAGGCGAAGCATATTTAATGATGGGTGACATAGCATTTAAAAATAAAGAAGATGGACAGGGAATTTAAAAGCGAAGATTTAAACACCGTAGCTAGCAACCTTAAAGCTGCAGCAGATGTAATAAAATATACCGGAGATCTATCCGATTTTGGAAACGAAGTTGGATTTTGGTTGGGAAAACACTATGAAAATATGACCGAAGACGAGATACAATTATTTATAATCGGTTTCAAGCACGGTGTATCATTAACAAACGGAACACACTAAAAACACAATCTTATGAGCAAGAAGAAACTCAAAAAGAAAATTAAAAAACTTGACAAATGTTTGTTAAATTTGAAAAGGATACTCAAACATAATGAGAAACTTAGGCATAAATTTATAAAAGACATACCGCCATCCCACTGGAATAAACAATTCTAAACCAAAAACAAAATAAAAGTTATGAACAAAAATTACTGTAAAGTTTGTCAATCAGAAATTCCTCAGAAACGCGTAGAACTTGGATATAGAGACACCTGCGTTAATCACAGTTCCGCTCAGCGATATACAGGAATAATCGCAGCTAGTGGTAAGTCAGATTACGAGATAGCAATAATTAAAGATCAAGAACAAGCGAAACACATAGTTGAAATGTCAAATATTTATTGATAAAAGACAAATGAAACTAGAGAACCTATCTCCCGAAGAACAAAAAAAGCTTAAAGAGTATATCACAAGCTTAAAAGAAATAAAAAAAGAAATAAAAGAGTTACTAGAAAAAGCTCAAATAAAAAATGTTGAAGGAATATCAGAAGAGGGTGGAAATATGTCTTCTGGCCTTCATTTAAACGTATAATATGGAAAATAAACTAAATAAGTACTTTCTAGCAAAAGTTCAGTTTATCACAGAAGACGAGAAGTCTGGTAAAATAAAGAAAGTTATGGTTCAATACTTGATTGATGCAATGAGTTGTACAGAAGCAGAAGCAAAAGTCACATCATGGCTTGGTGGATTGAATGACTTCGAAGTTAAATCAGTATCTGAATCTCCTATTGCGGGTGTTATATTAAACGATTAAAGATTTTCGTTATCGTTTTTTTTGGTATATCTAGCACTCAATACGTTTGCAAATCTTTCGCTAGCAACGAATCCTAAACCTGAAATGGCCAACCACATGAGGCCATCAAATACGTATTCTGAAACAGTTTTATCTGTAAATAAATCAACGATAGCTATGAAAACCATCGTTAAAGAAGCCATGAATCCTATGAATCTTTTGGAACTAATACCAGTCCCAGATCCCAACATCTTTAGTAAAAAACTTTTCATTCACTTTATTAATAAATATCAAAAACACGCTTATGCTATCAATTAAATTAGTATCTGCAGCATGGTGCGGCCCATGCAAAGCATACAAACCAGTATTACAACAATTCTGTAATGAAAATTCTATAGGCTTGCAAGAGATTGACGCTGATACAAACCCAGAGTTCGTGCATACTCATTCAATTTCAAGCGTACCGACAACTATGATTTTTAAGGGAGATCAGTTATTGTTCAAGACTAAGGGAGCTATACCAAAGCCTCAGTTGCAGTCTTTGTTAGCGGAATATAAATAAAAGTTATGAGAGATCAAATAATAGACGCTTACATAGAAGAGATAGTGTTCGAAATATATAAAGTAGAATACTCTAAGCCAGAGTCTGAAAGAATGGATAACACGTTCTTATTAACTTGGATAAAAGAGATAGAAGAATCTTGTGAGAGAATGTACGAACACTACCTAATCGGTAAAAGGGAGCATTACCAAATGTCAGTCGAAGAGTATGAAGAGATATTCGATGAAGCAGGGTTGAAGTACTCAGAACAAATTTTGGATAATCTAATAGACGGGGATCAAATTGTTGCAGAGATAAATAAGCATGGAAAGATTTTATATAAAAAAAATGATAGTTTATGAAAGTAAAAGAATTGATAGAGAGATTAAACAACTGCGATCAAGACACTGAACTATTTGTTAGAGGTTACGAAGGCGGATGGGATGAAGTTAATGAGATATTCGAAGTTCAAATGATATTAGATGCCAATAAAGAGTGGTACTATGGCAGTAATGAAGTATTGGAAGATGGACAAAATCCCCCTAAAGGAAAAAAAGTAGTCAAAGGCGTAATAATAAAAGCATGAAAAACATATTGTATTTAGTGTTTAATGTATTGATATGCATCTCTACAACGGCTCAATCTATTCGTATCAACGAATTCTCACAGGGTGCCAGTGGCGCTAAAGAGTGGGTAGAACTAGTAGTGTCTTCTGCCACAACAATAACCAATTCAAATTGTGTATTAGCTAAAGTAAACATAGCCGGTTGGGTATTGGATGACAATAATGGAGACTTCTCACCGCTTAATCACTTCACAGGATCTGGAATGGCCACTGGTCATATGAGATTTAAAAATGAACTTCCATGGAACAATTTACCAGTAGGAGCTATTATTGTTATTTACAACGCAGCGGACAGGGACTTAATACTGCCTGCAGATGATCCTTATGACTGGGTAAATAATGATTGCGTTTATATAGTGCCAAGCAATCACCTGTCTCTTGAATATTGCACGACACTACCCGCTGCTTCAAGTTGTATTGTGAGAACCAATTACGCAGCGTGTACTTATGTATCAACAGGCACTTGGGCAAATATCGGGTTAGCTAACGCTGGAGATGGCATTCAGGTTCGAGATCCATCGTTTAATTTAATACATGGAGTGGTGTACGGCAAATCAACGAACGTTTCAGGCTGCACTACTACTGTTGATATGGTAGGTAATGCGGTTGCTCCTCTTATATCAAATGTGGCTATGTCGGGAACTTCAGCAGCATTTGTAGGAACATCTGATGCTGAGTATTTTGATGCGACAAAGTGGACAATACAATCTGCGACAGTAGCAACTCCCGGTGCGTACAATAGTGCCACAAATGAAACCTATATATTCGACACACTCAGAGGGAGTTGTACATGTAACAAAATATTACCCATTAAAGAAGAAGATTTATATGTTTCAAATTATCGTAAAACTACAGAAATAAATTTGATAAATGAACAGCTAATTGTTAATTTTAAGTACAGAGAAAAGTATATATACGACGTAATAATTTACGATAATTTTGGTAGATTGCAGTATAGGCGTAGAATCACCAAACCGAGTAATGAAAATAGATTAGATATAGCTACCGCGTTAAAGAGCGGAATGAACTATATACGAGTGATTATACACGATAATTTTTATTCTAGTAAAACTATAAAATACATAAAATGAAAAAGTTATTGAATAGATTAGAGTATTGGCTCCTTCACGAGGCGAGATATTATCATAAAGACTTTATAACAGGGATCAAGAATCTATGGAGGTGGTTTCCTTTAATTTGGAAAGACAGAGATTGGGACGACCACTATATTTGGATACTGTTAGAGAAAAAACTCACTCATCAAGCAGAGTATATTGGTCGTAGAGGTATTCACCTAAACGCTAATAGAGATGCTGAACGCATGATGACGTGTGCTCGTCTTATTAAAAAAGTGAGAGAAGAATATTATCATATGGAATACATGGACTATCACAAAAGCGAATATCACTGGGATGATGTTCCAGGCCGTGATGATGTTAAACAGCTTCGCATAGAGGAGTTATCAGAAAACTTCGATAATTACTTCAAGAAGTATCCATTAGTTTATAAAAAAATAATAAGGCAACCAAAAGTTAAGAGTAGACTAAGAGATAAATGTTATATAGCTATGCAAATTTCTAGAGAGAATCACGAGAGAGCAAGAAAGTTGTTGTTTAAATTAATGGAAAGACATATAGAATCTTGGTGGGATTGATAAAAATTTGGTTCTTATAACCAAAAATATATTTTACGTTATAATAAAAAATATTATTACTTTTATAAAAATATGTTATGGCAAAAGCAATTTTAGAATTTGATTTAACAGACGGTGATGATAGGATGGAACACCTAAGAGCTATCAAGTCAACTGATATGGCTCTAATGATATGGCAACTGGTGTACAACACTAAGAAAGATATACTAAGAGAATTGGAGGCTGAGGAAATTAGGGGTGGAGTTGATCACGATTACGATTTATTGGATAAAGTGTTTGAAAAGATAAATGATTTAATCAGCGAATATAATATAGTTATTGACGATTTAATAGTATAACTATGCAAGACTTAATAATAGGTAGCATATTTGGTATATTAATAGGAATATGCGTATTTGGAATAATAGACGTAGAAAAACAGATAAGAAAAATAAAATAAACCCTACCTAAAAATGAAAACAGTTATCACAACGCTTTTACTGATGCTTATTTATACGGCATCGTTAGCACAAAACGGAGGACAGTTCTTTGAGAACAACGTCATTAAGATATTCTATTTAGGATACTCATTTGGTGAACACACCTTTAGAGTGTGTAATAAACAAAACTGTGAAGCAAGAATTAGAACAAAAGCCGATCAGGATCCGGCAATTGATATACAAGTGAGACCCGATAGTTGCGTCATCGTCAGTGTATTTAGGTCGAATCCAGCTAATATAAAATTTAGAGTAAAAGCAGAAACATCGTGTCCTAGCTTTACAAACCCCGATATGGGTTGGCTTGAACTCAATACTTCTAATTTTGCTCTTAATTTAGTTGAAGGAAATACTATAATAGTTGTTAAAGGTCCTTACAAATTAGATATATCTATTGATGGAGGAATAATTAAAAGCAGTTATGGGTCACTAAACTATATTGAACATATACGAGTGTATTCTATTTTAGGTGAAGTTAAGTATAACGAAGTTACATTTGCTAGAAGATCAAACACAACTAATCTAAATAACTATCTTAAAACGGGTTTGAATATAATTGAAGTTGTAATCGTTGATAATATTGCACCTGAAAGATTCATATTCAAATACACAAAATAAAAACCATGTTATCAGATTTATTCGTGATCGGATTCACAGCCTTATTTTTAGTCGTATGCGTATTTGGCGCAATAGACTTTTACAAATCATTCATTAAAAAAGACAAATAAACAAGCATGAACAGTAAATTTATTCAACTCACAACCAAAAAAGAGGAGGCTTTGTTCATAAACCCAGTGTTTATATCTTCCATAGAAACTAGACTAAACGCTTCCGGAGTTTCCTTATCAATAGTTAGGACCATAGACGCAAAGGAACACTACGTAATGGAGACAGTAGAATTGATCATAAAGAAGATAAAAGAGTCAGAGAAGTTTATAACTTTTAACATGTCACAATTTAGCTTATGAAAAAAATAGTGTTCTTACTGTTATTCTTACCATTTTTTGGATTATCTCAACAATTAAGAGACAAAGTTCAAATCAAAACAGACATATACGAAGTAGTGTATTCTGAGATATTACAGCAACCCACGTGGATTAGATACACTATTAAATGCCCAAACGGTACCGCTTCTAGACAAGGCATGGACTTTTATACTGTAGACAGCATAAAAACATCAGACAATCTAGATTACGTTAACAACATATACGATAAGGGTCACATGGCTCCAGCCGCAGCGTTTAATTGTAGCAAGGAAATGTTGTATAAGACGTTTAGCTATTTGAATTGCTCTCTTCAAAACCAAGATTTGAACAGAACAACTTGGAGGTTATTAGAAGCACGAGAAAGATTGTTAGCTAACGAGCACCCAAAAGTAGAAGTAACTATAGAGTGCGTATTTTCAAAGACTTCGGTCAAACTCACCACAGGTGCAACAGTCCCAGATGGATACTACAAGACAATAAAATATTCAAATGTCATAGAAAAGTATTACTTTAGAAACGAGAAACCCACAACACTTGACTACTCAAAATATTTAATTAAATGAAAAAGATAGCAATAGCAATAATACTACTCGCGCTACTACAATCTTGCGCAAGACAATACACGCCGTACCAAACAGCAAATAAACGGATGAAGTGCGGAAGAGGTGTAATAAGATAAAAACAAAACAAACAGTTATATGGAACAAAACAACCCAAGATTTATCAGCATCAGCAACACAAAAGTAGTAATGTATCCAGCCAAGGGCGAGCCAGGTTTAACAGAAACGTGGATAGCTGCAACAGGTAGAGAAGATCTTAATTCAAAGCAGTTCATAGTCCACAACGGAATAACGTATTACCTAGTATCAACAAAAGTAGCTGAATAATATGGGGCACCGAGACTATTACTACGACGTTAACAAATACGGGAAGATCTTTATTACTAGCGAAAATCCTAATAAAATTACAACTAAAAAGATCAAAGACTGGTTTATCGATAAATGGCAATGGTTACTTACCTTCAATAAGATGCCAAGCATTACGATAGATTGCGATCGAATTGTGTTTAGAGAAGGGCAACAATCTCCGGTAATACGAGTAAATGGGAGGATGCTACTACAATTAAACGGAGACATAGTAAATCACAAAAAAGAAAAGGATAATGAACAATAACTTAGCACTTGGAATGCTGTATGGATTAGCTGCGCAAGTTATAACGTATTTGCAATTGCAAGGAAACATAAAGTACGGTTGGTACGAGAAGTATCCAATTCCAATGCTTTTAGCTTCAATTCCGATATCGCACTTCTTTATAAAATCTGTTGATCACATAGTGAAGGCATACGACGGAGAGATATGGCCAAGCAGATTGATTGGGTTTGGGATTGGGATAATAGTATTTGGCTTTATGAGTTGGTTAATGTTTAAGGAACCTATAACAACTAAGACAATCGTCTGTTTAACCTTATCGGTAGCAATATTAGCAATACAAGTTTGGTGGAAATAAAATAGAAGTTTATGAATAATAACAAAATAAAATTAGAACCATATTCTGAACAAGTTATATTTGATACAATACTAGCTAAACCAGAAAAGATACTAGCTTTGCCAAAGGGGTATTATGACAAATTTATGAACTACATGTTGCAAGAAGGGATGTACGAACATATCCCGAAGCTACGAAGTGTAGAAGATAAAGTTGTTGATAAAACGCTAGATGAATTATTAGAAGGCGCTACAAGACTAAATATATTTGATTAAACAATAGTTATGAACAGCATAGACCAGAGGTACAAAGTACTACTACAGAAGATACTTAACGAAGGAGTAAGAAAGCAAACCAGAAACGGTGAGGTGCTATCAATATTCAGTCACCAAATAAGGCACAATATGGTTGAGGGTTTCCCACTCCTAACAACAAAGAAGATGGCTTGGAAGTCAATAGTAACAGAGCTGCTTTGGTTTCTACGTGGTGATACAAATATCAAATACCTTGTAGACAATGATTGTCATATTTGGGATGGTGATGCTTATAAGAATTACTTAAACGAAACCCAACACGAAGCATCTTATACTAAAGAAGAGTTCATTAATTTAATTAAAACAAATCAGGAT